TGTTCAAGCATTGCAAGAGTTTTATGTCCTGTTTGAGATTGTAAAATTCTTTGATTTACTTTATCGCTCATGTAAGTTGTATAAAAGTGTCTCCATGAGTGGAAACATATTTGCTTACAGTCTTCTTCAGCTATTCCGACAGCTCTCATCTGTTTTCGAAGTTGAGTGTTTAGAATCTTTTTATCAATTGGTTTATTTTTAGCTAATGGTGCAAAAAAAATAAATGCATCCAATCTATCATTATTTAATTCTGCCATATGCAGCATCTTCTGTAGTATTTTGGGAAATGGAAAATAGACAATTCTTTCTTCTCCGTTTTTTGGTGTTTTTAATCCTTCTCGAACTTCCCAAGAATGTCTTACATAAATACAGCTTTCTCCCAAATCCTGTTTTCTTAAGGCAATAATTTCACCGGCCCTCATTCCAGTTAGCATCGCTATTAGATTTGCAAGCTGACAACGTTCATCTTGCCACCTGATACTGAAAATAAGTTCAGCCATTTCTTTTGTAAGAATTTTACGTTCTTTAGATTTTCCAGAAAAACTTACTATTCCGGCTGTTACATCTTTGTCAATTCGTTCATCCATAAAAGCCCACTTTAATGCAATTGAACCTGCTCTATATATCTTTAGTTTTCTACTCCAACCTAAAGGAGTTTTATCTACATATTCAATAAAATCTTTCAAGTCTTTCCTGGAAATACTACAAAGCAATTTATCTTCCGTAAAAAATTTACACCAAAAATTCTCTATTGCTCTATGGCTTTCAAAAATATAACTGACACCAATATGACGATTCATTCTCTTCTTCTCAGCAATATAGGGAGACTTGTCTATATCCCAGAAAGTAAGAAGAAAGTCCAGTAATTTTTCAGTGCTGCCAGAAGAGCTTACGTCTATCCCTTTGTCTTTTAGTATTTGTGCAAGTTTTTGTAAATCAGAATCTGATAAATCTGCATACTTCAAAGATTGTACAGCAGATTTTGCAGCAATGGTTTCTTCATTATACATAGCCCACGCTTTGGCAACTGCTCTTGATCTGACAGTCTCCTTTGTGCTTTTTGCCGGAAGAAAACGTTCTTTAGATGTCTTGTCTGGATTCTTAAAACGTACCTGAAAGTAAGGGGAGTTTTTTCTTTTAGATAAAATAAAAGGCTCGTCTACTGCCATTTTAGCCTCCGTAATATGTGTAACACTTTTGCGTAACACTCAGATTTTAATAATCCTTATACAGCTAAAATAACGCTCGACAGCCTTTTAATTCGTTGTGTTATAACAATTTAAGTTTGCCACAAGTTAGAATCGAACTAACGACATACGGATTTTCAGCTCAACAACATATTTACTACCTGTGGTTATATATAGTTATATAAGGTTTTCTATGTTCTATGTGCGGATTTTACAATAAAAAATACCCACAGTCAAGTTATCCGTGGGTATCTAAAGGTAAATTTGTGTAACACTTTGCGTAACACTATTCATCATCAATGGTCGAAGCTGCAGACGGCATCTCCGGAATTATGTAATGAATAAGTTTATCAAAGTGAGGCTCTGTAATTTTGAGAGTACGTTCCTGTGGTGAGATTAAAGGAACGCTTGGAATTGTGATAGGGTAGTAATCACAATCTTCGTACACGTCTTTCATTACCTGGACAAAACGAGAGATGTCATACATATTGTTGTCTTCAACAATAATACTTTCAATCATTGAGTTGTCGAGGAATGAATCAAGTGCGTCTCCTTTACGGATGCTGTCTTTTGCCATTGTGAGGACCAGTTTCATCTGGCCGTCAGAGGAAGGCATAAGGCAGTTGTCAATAAAAGCAGATACACCGTCAGCGATCTGTTTCTTTGTTACTTCCATACTATTCCTCCCTTATTGTTTTGAGCAGGTCCTGACGTTCTGCTTCGTGAGCGTTCAGCTCGTTGCGGTATTTCTCGTCTGCACCGACAAGATGTTTTTTAATGAGAATACCAGCATGTCGAAGTTCGTCCTGTGCCATATCTTTATATGAGTTATCGTTTGTCTCAAGATATGTCTCCCAATACTTCTTTGCACCGTCGAGTTCTTCTGCTACATCATCTTCATAGATTTCTTTCATAGCAAGATACAACTGTCCGATAAAAAGAGGCTTCATAATCTCTCTGCTATATGGGTCGTAACGAGTGAAGTCGATGTTCTTTACAGAGTCCTTAAAATCTTTTTCAAGTTCTTTAAGTGCTTCTCTCATACGTTACCTCATACAACAGCACTTTCCAGATATTCTGAGAATCTGGAAATGTGATGGATCACCGAGATACTGAACAAGGAATACTGTTCTGCTTGTAAGTGGAAGCGGTCTGAAATAGTTGCCATTTCCATTCATCAAGGCGGCGGTAATTGTTCCATTGGTGATGGCAACCTGAGTTCCGTCAGTACCGTCTGGAACTGCAGTCGCAAGAAGAATTTCGAATACATCACCACTATTGATTGCAGGGGTAGTTGGAATTGTGATTGTAGTTACTCCGTCTGCTACCGCAATCTCTGTTGCTCTGAATCTTGTTATGTTATTACATTCACAAGCCATAATTGTCTCCTAAAAAAAATAGGGGAAATTTCCGCTAATTGCCTCTAATTTCCCCTAATATGTCAAACGTCTATACAGACGGAATAAGTCACCATAAAGGGAGTCGTTTTATGCCTTACGCATAAACTGGATAGCCACCACAGCCACAATTACAGAATGGTCCTGGACCTGCATTGTATGTGTAAGCATTTGGATAGCGTACTACATTACTCATTGCGTTCTGTAATTCGAGCTGATTCACTTTACCCTGCAGAGCTTCAATCTTGTTCTGCGAAATTGCATCCAAGATTTTCTGAGTCTGAGCAGTAGTATTGGCATTGATAGCGGCGGTGTTCAAAGCAGAATCATAGCGACTCTGTGCTACGTTTGCATTGATACCAGCTCCGGTTTCCGCAATCTGCATTTTCAGTTCGCCGTTAAGCTGACACTGATTTGCAATAGCCTGTGATACTCCGGCATTTACTCCGGCAATGTCACGAGCGAGTTCAGAGTATTTATCTCCGAGTGTAGCCACTACATCGTGATATACTCCGTTTGTTGCGGACAGAATCTCCCGCTGATTCGCCATAGTGTTCTGGTTATCAAATCCTCTCTGCATATCGGCTGAGAGAGCATTTGTATTTCCGTTTCCTCCGAAACCGAAACCACCATTACCCATAAGCAAAGCGAAGATCAAGAAGGCCCAGATAAATCCGCTGCCACCGAATCCGTCTCCACCAAACATCATTGGTGAACCTGAATCACTCACTGTCATAAGCGTTCTCCTTTATATAAAGCGTTTATTTCCAGTCTGACAGACTGTTATTTGTAGGACTCCTACAAATATTAAAGGTTGATGCCGAAATTACTTGCGAAACTTTTAATGTCTATTCCTTGCTGCTTAGCAAGGTTCATTGCAGTCTGCTTCATTTCGGATTCTGATTTACCACTTGTCATTTCTTGCATCTTCCGGAAAGCCTGTGGGTTCTGCTTCATCATTTGGTTCATACGAGTTTGTAACTGCTGGCTTAGGAATTGTGAAGGATTGCGAAACGCCTGCATTGCTTGAAATGGATTTGTCATTATGTCCTCCTAAATATTTTTCGATATTTGTAAGTCTTGAATTGATTTCAGCTATAGGGTCTTTCTGGATAACCTGTTCTTCAATCGAGTAGGAAAGAAACTGGGGCTTTCCGTCATTTCCCATGTTCTTCATGTAAATTTTCCCTGTACTAGTATCAAGAAAAATATTTGTGGCCAGAGGATCAATCATTGCTGCTCTAGCTTCTTCAACACCTGTTACGAAGTATGTTTTTATCTGAGGCTGTTGTGGGGTTGGTGGGAAAGTGTGTTGATAAGCTGGCATTTGCATTGCTGCTTGTGCGTTGCGTAAATAGAAATCATTAACTGGATTATACGGTACCATATCGTTACTCCTTATGAGTAAAGATTAGCACTGAGAAGAGGTTTGATGTTCTTGAATTGTTATTGAATTATTGTCGAAATCTTATCTCTGATAATGTTTAATTCTCTGCAGATTACCGGCTGACTGGCTCCAAGAGTATCAGCTATAAATCCAATAGATTGCCGCTTCAAATAAAACATTTCAAAAATTCTTGTTTGTCTTTCTGATAAAATAATCTTAGACAGAAGTGTGTTTACATCATCACGAGTTGCTGTGCTGAACCAGCGGTTGATATTACGAACTTTAATGTGCATAGTTTTCCTCCTACCATTAAAAATGATAAAGGAAAAGTGACATTTGAATTAAGTTGAATTGAGGTTGAATCGTTACTTGAATTAATGATTTATATGCAGATTTTTTGTAAGGTCTATCATTTCAAGTTCGGTTACAAAACCATTTGCTTCAAGTGATTTTTTTACAATATCTGCTTTTGCAGCATCTGGTGATGAAAATACTTTTAATGCGTAATGTTCACCACGAGAGAATACAAAACCTTGTAATCCAAGTTTATTGATCTTAGCGACATCTCCTTTAGCAATCGCTGGAGTAGGGTAGTGTCCTGCATAGATAGAATACATTGTAGTCGGCATAATATTCCCTCGTGGTTATTAAATTATTTTTTTGCTTTTTTCTTTGGAATAAAGTTAATAATCAAACTTGCAATCAGAGCGACAACACCTGCAACGGCAGTTGCGATCTGAACTGCAACATCTTTAGAAACTCCGGCAATTCCAAGCAGAACTGCAGAAGCGATGAAACAAGCAATTGTAACACCTTCTTTCCAGGTCTTCTTTTCGGCTTTTTTCCAAGTTCCGATTACAGTCAGAACAAGACCAAGTGCTTCTCCAAAGATACCAATGTAAGATGCAAATGGAATTGAAGTGAAGTTAGCGATAGCAGCTCCGGCTACCAAGGCAATTACGCCTACGATTGTACAGAAATTCTTCATAGATTTTCCTCCGTTATTTTATTTCGACAATATTGTCGTTATACCCTTTTAATATGCCTTTAACATCCAAGGCCCAATTTTCCCAAAGCTGAACAAGGTGTTCGTAATAATTTATTCTTTCTCCAAGGTCCGCTACAGAATGTGCTTCTGACAATTCATTTCGCTGCGGTTCCGGTGGAAGAACTATTTCTGCTTTAGGTTTACTTACGCACCCTGGAATTGTTAGCAGCAATAACAGTATTAACAATGTTAAAAATTTCTTCATCAGATTTTGCATTATTTATCTCCTCTGAAACTTTCTTTTCATCTTTCTCAATCTTCGCAACTTCTTCGGCATTTCGATAAAGATACGCAATGTTCGTCTTCGCACTTTTAAGTTCTCCTTCCAGACGTTTATTCTCTTTTTTCAGAGAATTCATTGCCTTGAATATGATTACCAGAACAAGAATAAGAATTGCGATTACGGCAGCTTCAATCAGCAGAATCTTCCACATAATCTATGTCTCCTTTAGGCATAAGCTTTTCTGCAAATGCAAGTCCGACTTTCTGACCAACATTAACACCAAGATACATCATTGAAACTGCAAAGAAATATGAAAGCGATTTTTCAACAAGTCCAATTAGTTGATCTTGAATCTGCTTGGTAATAATCATTACCAAAGCACACCATGCAATCACAAGGATTGTGATAATCAGCCAGACAAGCCATACAACAAATTTACGACTGTCTGTCTTTTTTGTTTCTTTTTCGTCCATGTTTATCCTCTTTTATTTTAGTCCTATTTTTATGAAGATGAAGGCTACTATGCCGGATATTACTGCAGAGACTAACGGAGAAAGCCATCGGTCTGTATTTTTGTCTTTTTTTTTCTCTATTTCTTTGAAAGATATTTCAAGATTTTGCAAACGCTGTTCTTGCAAGGCCGTCTGTGTCATAAGCTGCTGTAAATCAACAAGCTTTTTGTCGATACTGTCCAATCTGTACAAAATTGTGTCTTCCGTCATAGTTATGCTCCTTATACAATCTTGAACACACGCCGAGAAACAATCTTTCCATTATCAATAGTGTTCGACTTTTGAAGGGAATGAAAGTCATCGCTGTCAAAATGAGTGTAAGAACCGTTCTTCCATTCATTTATTATGTATTCATTTTTCTTTGCTTTGTATGAAGGAGTTTCGTTGGTATAAGACCATTTTTTACCGGTAAAAAGTTCAAGAATTTTTGCATGTTCTCGAACAAGGAAGTTCTTCTTGTCTGTAAGGTCTTTCCAATTTAAGTAGATATAGTTTTTAAGAGAGCAGAGCCAGGCTGCAGTTTCAATGTCGATGTTATGGCCGGATTCTTTTTCTGCAATGTTTAAGAGCTGCAGAAAGAAACAAGCTTCGTTTCCAATTGTGATAAATACTGATTGAATTCCGTTTCGCATAACAACCTCTATGGTCATTATGCGTTAGAAAAATAATTTGATTAAAATAGGGGAGAGGTGAGATTGGTTTTAGCAGCTTATTTCTTCACTTCCTTGCTAAGTTCTTTAATCAGTATTCGCTTTGCTTCTTCGTATAGTTTAGAACCTTTAGGAAGTGTTTCTGCGTATTCCCAGAGTGCTTTTAATTCCAGCTTATTCATAATAAACCTCCTTTGTCACCGAGGTCTATTATCGGGTCAGTTTAGTACGGTAGCAACTTGAAGTGAGTTGAATTGTACTTGAATCGTTACTTTAATTGCATAATATCTCTATCGCAAAAACCAAAAGGATAACGTTTAAGTCTGTATCCAAATCGACATCTTGAAGTAAGAATCCAAGTTTGTTTCCAACCAATTCTATCGTCTGGTTCTTTGTCATAGAGTTCACATTTAATAGAACGCAGAATAATATCTTCATCCTCCGCCTTACAATGTTCTAAAAAATCTTTCCAGTCTTTAGGTTCAAAATAAGTTTCCATAGATTCTTTAAGACCACCTCTATGAAATCTAACCTTATATACATTATCCATTCTCTTTCTCCTTTGCATACTTCGCCATAAGTTCTTCTGTTGTCTCACAGAGATTTCGTTCTCTTGCTGACTTCATCTTTGCAGATATAGTCTGTTGAGAATACAAGTCTATTTCCTTCTGCTGTTTACCCTGTAACTTCAAGTCGATAATCTGTCTTTCAGAATCAGTAAGATTAAGTTTCTCTGGCTTGTGAATTGCAAAGACATAGTTTATCTTGGTATAGAACATCACGCAGTAAATCAAATGAATCGCAAACGGAGTTATACCTAAACGCTTCATTGTGTAAGCAACAAAGATGTTTATAAGATAAATAATCGGAGCAATCTTCTTTAGTTTCGGGTCTGCACCAATAGCAATCAACATAAAAAATATCGTTGCGTAGTTGTAGAAGTTGTTGATATAGACAAGAGTACAAGCGAAAATCATTAAACTCCAAGCAAGTCCTTTTCTTCCAAAAAAGAATATACCAAGAGAAATCAGTCCGCATCCACCTGCACGGAGATACCAGTAATATTCAATATCACCGACTTTCCATTCGTAGACGTGCAAACCGATTAAAACGATATGGAGTAACATAATCAGAGCAAGTTGCTTATCGTTCTTTAATAATTCAATTCTATTTCTTAACCATTTCATAGTTTAATTATCGGCAAACTCCAAACAAAAACAATCCAAAATATACAATTAGAAAAACAATTGCAATAAACAACCCTTCTTTCATTTCTTCTCCTTTAATCTAAACTGGCTGTCATAATACCAACAACACTGCTTACACATATCTATGTTATCAATATGACTTTCTTTATCATCATCAATGAACGCACACATTTTACAAGGGTCGATAACTAACGGTACATCGTTGATGTAAGTTTCAAATACATCTAACTGCTCTTTAAGTCCTTTCTTTGCCATTTATTCCTCCAACTTACCGACTGGCGAACCGTCTAAGAACTCCCATAATTCAAAAAGTTCTTTCATTGTGTAATTCATATCACCCAATTCAACTACATCTTCTTCTAACTCTGGTATATAATCATAAGATGTAATAAGTTTCTTTGCGTTTACTTTTTTATGACTTAACCAAATATAAGGTACTGCAAGTTTTACTGGATTCTCCGCCCAAGAATAACCTGTTTCTTCTTCCCATTTTTCGCAAAAAGTTTCTATAAGTTCATTAAAATCTTTGAAAGGGCGATATTTCTTTTCTGATACCGAACCACTTACACTTAAAACTCCACCTTCAACTCTGTTTTCTCCACAGTTCTGTTCGATTGTGTAGTTTTCTTCTGGCTTGATACGATATTTTTCACCTTCATTAAACAGCGGTTCTGGTGGTTCAATCCATTTTCCGTAATGTTCTGAATACACTTCAATTGTTTTACCTTCACCGTATGCTTTAATTATTTGCCAGATACTACGTGCATCTTCTCTTGTCATTTTTCCACCTCGCTTGTCTTAATGTTTCGCACCTGTACAAGTGGAAGCCATTCTTCTTTATCTTCAAACTTCAGCCACAAATAAGAATTGCCAAACTCATACTCAACAGGAAAGAAATCCCTTTTGAAACCGTCAAACCAACGTACTGTAATTTTAATCTTTGCCATTTTATTCCTCCTCTAGTTTCTCATTAACAGCCATTAGAAAACTTGCTAAAATCAATAGCACTATGCCAACAATCATTTCTCAACCTCGCTTGTAAGAATTATATGTCCGCAATATTCACAAACATAATAATAGCAAAATCCCCATAGTTGCTTTTTCATTCTTTTGTTACATTTAGGACAGTGCATTATTTTACCTCGCTTTCTTTTAAGAATTGTTCTGCTTCTGTAAGTATAGGGTGTGTATTTTCTAGTGCAAACGTATAATCAGAATCTTCATTTTTAAGGGCGTGCAGAAGTACCTTAATTATCTTCTTTGCTTTGGTGAGTTGTCCTATCACTTCGCTTTTGTCCTTTATGTCCTTCCAAGGTGTTTCTCCGTCTAAGGCTTCAAGTTTTAGTTTCAGTTCTGCGTTTTCTTTTTCAAGTTCTGCAATACGCTTTTCTCTTGGCTCGGCAAAATCAAAAATTGAACGTACTAATTCTGAGTAAGTGAAGAAAGTCTGACAACGTTTAGCAGTTACTTTGTCTCTAAATTCATTGTCTACCCAATCCAAGACTTCTTGTTCAAGTTTTTCTTCTGCTTCCTTTTTCAGTTCGTCTTTAGTCATTTTCTTTTATCTCCTTAAAACTATTTCAACAGGTCTTTTAAAACTTCTTTATCGTCTATACAAACCTTAATAAGGAAATCTTCATATCCTGCTAAAGATTCATATTTATTACCTAATACGTCTGTAATTATTGCTCGCTCAAAACAAAAATCTTCCTTACGTTTTTCTACTTTAAGTATAAGAGAAACATTCAAGTCTATAGTTTCACCGTCTTTATCAAAAACTTTAACAAACGTCATTTTCTTTTATCTCCCATTTTTTACAGTTATAACAAATCCCTTTTTCAAAAGAGATATTCTTTCTGCAACATTCTTCAAGGCACGATAGATAGTTCTTGCAGTTACACCAACACTTCATTTTCTCAATCTGTGCTTCAAGGTCTGCAATCTTTTTACAAGCGTTTGCGATAACATCTGTATTATCTGTATGTACTCCAAAATACTCCTGTTGTGTTTCTGCGTTTTCGTTCATATCTGGCATAGTCTTACTCCTTCAATTAAGATGTACTGTAATAGGAAGTCCAACAAATGCTATTGTGCTTTCCATAGCAATTCGCATACTGTCCTTTACTCCGTCTTTTTCGTACATATTCCACTGCTTGTAAAAATAATCTAATGCGGTTGAAACGTGTTTAGGATTTTCCTTTTCTAAGGTCTGTAAATAATCAAAAAACTCTTGCTGATATTTTGTCATAGTCTTACTCCTTAAACTGTGGGATTTCACACCAAGCGATAAAAAGTTCTTTTGGTATTTTCTCGCCTTTATTACAATCATTGTAAAAATCAATTCCGTCATACCAACCTAAAACATAACAACCTACAAGACGAATAAGCACCAATTTAATTTTTTCGGGTAAATCGTTCGGGTCTTTTCTCAAATCGTGCCATTGAATACCGTTTTCAGTTGCAAACATTACAAGCAAATCTGAAAGATAGTAATTATTAAGCCACATACCATCAGATTCTTTGTTTATCCTATCAATAAATTCTTTTGCTTTCTGTTTAAGTTCTTCTGTCATTCTTCGTTCTCCTTTTCCCAGTAATGAGCAACTAAGCAAATAATCAATCCTAAGATTGCTCCGATAACAATTCCAACTACTTCGCCTAAACTCATTCTTCTTCCTCACCTTCCTTTTTGCAATTAAACATTTTCAATCATTCACCTTTTAATAGAAATAAATTATTTTTTACCTTTGCAAGGTATGCTCTTGTTGAAGCAGGAATTGTTCCGTTCATTACGTTACCTTCGCCGCAATTGTATGCCATAATTGCGTCATCCTGCAGTTTGAATTTATCATCTAAATACTTCATGTGATGTAAAGCAATATAGGTATTATGTTTCCAGTTGAATGGGTCTAGTTGAATATTGTCAAACCAGTATCTGTTTTTGAATGAGGTCCACAAGTAATAATCATTAAGCTGCCACAAGCCTATATCAATAGTTCCGTTTTCATTTCTATGAGTTGCTTCCGGATTGAACTCTGGATTCTCAACCATAAGTCTTGCTACAGATAAATCGGAATCAAGGCCAAGTTCATCGCACATATCACAGATATAGTTTGATAATTCTGCCGGAATAAACTTGTATTTAGGTTCTCGTTCATCTTTAGTAAAACTTTCGATTGTAAAATCAACTGCGTAACGAGAGGCATGTTTCGTACCTGCCATATAACAAATAATTCCGAGTGCAGCAATGATTACCAAAACTAACAAAATAAGCATTATGAAAATAGATTTATCCAACCTTTTTCTAGGTTGAGGTGTCTGTCCTGGAATCATTCTGTAACTCCTGCAACCTTGTGAGCTTCCATATATGCATCCAAGTCTTTTACGTCAAACAATACTCTGCGGCCAATTTTGATTGCAGGTACTTCCGGCTGAATATTTTTCTTAAATGAGGAAAGGCAAACCTTCATGTAATCTGCAGCTTCCTGTTTTGTCATAGTTGTCATATACAACCTCCTTACATTAGCAGTATAAGTGAGATACCCTTAGACAACTTTTAATCGCTAGACAAACCAGTTTGTTAGGCAGACCAGGTACGGAATGACACGTCTTTTTTTATAGAGTTTTCTGCACACGCTTCAGAAAGTTTCTGACTCCACTTCTTACCGTGAGCAGGTCTATCTCGGTTTTCTGAGAAGAAGATGTAGTCGGTAGGCTGAAAGTTGGTGTAGGGTGAAGTGCTGACATAACGAAGGATAGCATCTCTGAAGAACGATGATAACGGCAGCACTCTCTTGTTTTTATTTTCGTGGAGAGCGTCAGAGAAGATGTTGTTTACTTTCAGCTCGTCTTCCCAGATATCGCAGATACGCAATGCTCTTACTTCTTGGATTTGAAGCCGGAAGTTACAAGCGAGTAGGTTAGCAAGGTATGCTTCTGAATCTTCCCAAGTAGTGTTGAATATCTTTGAAACTTCTACGGAAGTAAGGTCGTAAGTTTTCTTTTCAACTGCAGGCAGATAGAATTCGTGGCATCGGTTTAAGATAAGTCCATTTGCATATGCGTATTTGAGAGGTATTAGGCCTACTTTCATAATTGCGTTTATACGGCTCTGAGATAATTCTTTTTCACAAAGATGTTCATAGAATCGTTCAATGTCGCCAGTGTTGATCTCGTAGAGTTTATTCTTACGGAACATAGACCAGTAGTGAACTGAGTCGTGGTTTGTCTTTACATAATTTTCTTTAAGGCCCTTGTTCTTTACATATTCAGAATTCATAGACCAGAAACGTCTGAAGTAGTCGAGTAGAGGTTCTTTAGAAAGTTTCTTATCCTTACCAAACTCCGGCGGTTCTTCCAGGAGATTTCTGAATACGATAATGGCTTCTTCAAAGAGGGTAGCGTTGATTACTTTATTCAGATTTTCCCATTCGTCTTCTGAGATAGAAGCCTTTACGCAAGGTGATACTGCTGCAGAGATTCGGGCTTCAAGTTCTGGTAGAACGCTATGAAACCTTTGTTTTACGGACCATTTAATTACATCGTCGTGAGGTCTGGTCTCAGGACACCAGTTCCAGATTACTCGTTCAGAAATTCCGGTTGCAGAGCAGATGTAAGAAGAAGACTTACCTTCTGCAGCAAGACGCTTTACTTCGTTTTCCTTTTCAATTGTATATCTCATTACCATTTCCCCTTTTGGATATATAATGAAGAATGAAGAGTTCCTTTGTCATAAGTATTTGCAAAGTAAGCTGTAAATACAGGTATACCTTGCCATGTAACGATATAAGATTTATCTCCCCATATAAAATCTCTGTATTCCGTGTTTACAAAAGCATTGAACATTTCTTCAGAGATTTTATATTTTTCAATAAATTCTCTCATAATCGCTTCTGTTTGTTCTGCGTAATTCTTTTGAGACTGAGCGACAAACTCTTGTATCTTTTCAGCAATCATTCTTCAATCTCCTTCCAATACTTCTTAAACAGTGCATCAATTACATTAAGTGTTTCAGTCAATGTATGAGCACGTCTTCTTATCCGCCACGGATAAATCCAGAGTTCCCACCCATAAGAACTCTGATAGAACCTGCAAAACAAAGCCTCTTCTGTCCTTGCAAAATAGACACCTTCGTGATGTCTATCTGCAGTAACGTACAGTCGAGACCGTATTTTAGAACGGTATCTCATCTTTATATTCCTTCTTCTTTGTCGTTCCGTTACGCTCTCCAAGATCGTCCAAGACAGAACGGCCAACGTCTTCCCTGAACCGCATGGTTGTTGGTTGGAATGCAAAGGTGGCAGTTCCGGTCCGTCCGTCACGGTTCTTTGCAATGATTACATCTGTCGGAAGTTCAGCGAGTGGGTCTTTTTCTTCTGTATCTGTAATCTCACGTTTTCTGTGAAGAAGCATGATTACATCTCCGTCCTGTTCGATATTTCCAGACTCACGGAGAAGGGCAAGGTTAGGTTTCTTTCCCTCTGCTTCACGACCACACTGAGCAAGTACAACGATACATACTTTCAATTCTTTTGCCATTTTATGAAGTGTCTTTGTGATGCGGCCTACATCAACGTAACGCTGACCGGAACTGTCAGACACTTCAATAAGTCCAAGGTGGTCAATCATAATAACCTTAGAACCTTTAATTCTTGCTTCGTATCTGATACGAGCGTAAAGTTTCTTGTCGTTATCAATATCAGAATCGAATACTGAAATTGGCAATTCACTTAAAATGTTTCCGGAGTGCAAATACTTTGAAACATTTCCGATAATACCTTTACGAATCTGCCACATAGGAATGCCCGACATGGCGGCAACCATACGGTAATAAAGTGAACTGGCAGACATCTCCAGAGAGAACATTGAAGTCTTAGTTCCTTTACGAGCAAGACCAACAAGAATAGCAAGTGCAAATGCAGTTTTACCAATTGATGGACGAGCACCAATTACATACATAGTGCCCTCCTGCCAACCGTCAATGATTGTGTCAAGGTTTTCAAATCCGCTTTCAAAACCTGTGAAAAGAACATGTGCTTTTGAGGCACTTTCAACCTGGGCGGCATTGTCATAAGCAAGCTGCTTCATTGAATATCCGTTATTCTTTCTTACAGAAACCTTAGACAAGTCATTGATAAGTTTGTCTACACGTTCGTTGATGCTTGCAGAAGAATTATCATCAAGGAACGAGTTAGCCATATTTCGTGACAATCTTTCTGCATAACAATCAGCAAGTGAGTTTACATAAGACTCCCATTCAGAAGAGCCAGACACCAGATTTGAAAGTCCGGCACAGTATGTACTGAGTTTTGTCTGCTCATTGATAGTTTTTTCTTCTTCAGCAACAGTTACGAAGTTGATTGGTTTCTCGTTTTTACGGAGATTACAGATTCTCTCGTAGATATATCTGTGAGTAAGATTATAAAAGTATTCCTTATCGACAGTGCCGCTGATCATATCGACCATTTCGCTGTTGGTAAGCATAATTGCAATTAAACATTTTTCTGAATATTCGTCATTAAGCTTCTGGGTTGTCGCCATTGTGTACTCCTCTGTAACTTTCGCCTACTAAAGTTTCTTCTACTGCGACAGATTTAATTCTGTTCAAAATAACTGATTTATTTATAAGTTTTTCGTTTAATTCAATAAGTTCCTGTTCTGTCTTTCCCTCGATACTTATGTTGCAAAGGAACGCCTTAAATTTTATTGGTGTAAGGTTTGTTGCAATCCATGTTGGAAGACAGTTGTCATATCTATTACTGATTACAGTAGACAAAAAGTTCACTTCGTCAACTGTATTTAAGCAAGTTCCCACTTCGTCAAGACAAAGAAATGGAGTCTCTGAAAGTCTTCGGACGAATGAAACTTCATCTTCATCAGTTCCGTAAGTTCGGCATCTTCGTAAAATCATCTCCAAATTACGCATTGTGAAATAATACGAACTTCCGACACCTTCGAATGCTCTGGCATGAATTGCAGAGCAGAGAGTAGTAGTTTTTCCCCGTCCAGTTGTGCCATACATAATAAAAATAGTATCTGACCTTTCTTTAAGACAAAGTTCTCTTGCTCTTTCACTTATCTCGGAAGGAAATTTAGAGAATGAAGCATCCCAGAAACGTCTTGGTATCTCTGCGTTTCTGTTAGAAGCTTCAACTCGTTCCAGAGCCTCTTCAAGAAGCCTTTTACGTTCTTCTTCTGCAAACTTGGCTTCCATTTCTGGAGTCTTTTTATCTGCTTCTTCTTGCATTGACTTGAACTGCTTTGCAAGAAGTTCGTCTACAGGTTTTCCGTTTAATTCCATTTTGTCCTCCTAAAAAAGTTTGTATTCGTCATCATCAGTAATCATGTTAGAGCGTTCGATTGCTTCATCACGTTTTTTCTGATAATTAGATTTTTTTAAAGTGATATATCGTTCTTCGATAAGTCTGGTAAGGTTTGCTTCGGATAGCATTGGAAGTAATGCAAAGTTATTTTCAAGACAAGACTCGTCATTTACTGCATTCTGAATTCCACGCAAGATTTTTTCTTCTGTGAAGAATGGATTTGCTAGAAGTTTCTTAAAACGGCTTCCTATAACTTTGTAGTTATAAACAAGAGGCTTATTCAGTATCTTTCCTTTCTCAACAAGATGTTTATATAAACGAGAGTGAAGAGAGTAGAATTGTGAGTAAGGGTAATTACGAGTTTTTATAACACTATCTGCGTTAGCAGATGTTGTGTCTTCTGGGAAGTCAGAAGTTGGGTTTTCTGGAAAATCGTCGCAGGTATATATGCTTTTATTTGGATTATTATTTGTGTTTATATCTGCTATAGTGATTTCTGTTTTTTGTGAATTCGATTTGTCAAAATTATCATTCGATTTGTCAAAATGACAAATCGATTTTTCATTTTCTTCACCAAAAACTTTACGAGTTTTATCTGTGATACAATACCATTTAGTATGATCATAAGCGTTTGCATTAAACTCGCTAATTTCAATATAACCTTGACTCTCAAGATTTTTTAAGGA